GGAGGCCTTCGGGAGGGCGGTTTCTCTCATCTGCAGAGCTGGCACGCGTTCGATTGACTCTCGAAGCTTTTGCCTGAGGTAAGCCAGATACATGTCGTCGTAGGAAGCCAGAATGCTCGGGCAACGGTCGACGGTGACGAAGCTGAAAGGCCCTTTTCCCATCAGACTGGTCGTGTCCATGATGCCGGGAAGCTTCTCCGTCAGCACGTAAGCGACGAGGCCGAAGACGAGATACCTGCCCAGAAATCCCATGTCGAACGTTGTGGCGATCTTGTCGTAAAGGTCAGTCACGGTAAAGAGCGCCTGGCCCATGCGATAGACATGACCGTTGGTGGCACGAGGACCGATGAGCGAATACACCAATGCCTGCAGCGGGTTGTTACGCCCGATGGCTGGGGAAGTGAGCAACTCTCTCAACTTCCCCTGTTCCGAAGGATTCAGACGGGGGTAAACGTCGATGAGAGTTGCAAGCAGGTCGTCTTTTGACATGACCTGCTGGGACTTAATTCGGATTCCAATACCCGTGGAAAGCAGAATCTTCGTTGATGGAATAGGATGGAATTCGAGTTGGAGCGCGTAGCTATTGGTGACGCGTGGTGCGGATTTGCCGCTGATGCTCATTCCTTGTTCTCCTTGTCATAGAGAGGTGAAGTCGGACTCGGTCGTCGAATTGCGGTCGCACGTATCTCGGGAAAAGGACCTGCCGAGCCGCCCTCATCAGAAGGGGTTGCCGGTTGAGACCCTAATCCGATTTTTGCTCTGCCTAGGTACTGGACATAGGCGAGGATGTCTTCAGGTTCCCACGTGGCAACGCCTGTGAGGTCGGGCCTCGTACCGAAGGCTTTGCTGCTGAAAGTCGCCGTCGCATTGAGCGAACTGGCGCCGCGTTCTAGTAGCAGGACGGAAATGGGGTATCCTTTGAGGTAGCTGAAATAGTCTTTCGCGTTCTCCTGGGCAAGAGACGGGTTGACCGTGGCGATGATCCTCACACCCTGCATCTCCGCAGACGCGCTGAGCGTCTCCATGGCATCGGCGAAGATGTTGGACATGCCGCCTTGGCGAAGGGAGCTGCCCGTATAGAGTAGCTTCTTCAAAGAGTCAATTGCAATGATGGGAACTTCCACACCGGCGTCGATCTGCTGGTTGAGAGCGTCGGTCATCTTTCGGCACAGGCCGACGATTCCGGACGGTAGCGCATGGTAAGTGCTCTCCGACCAAGAAAGATAAGGGATCCGGTGATCCCGAGAGATGGCGTAGGTGAGAATGGATTTGCCGGCCGACTGCATCGCGATGATGAGGAGTAGACCGGTGACCACTTCAATCGGTTTTCTGGCCGTGGAGCCGGTGGACACAGCAACGCGCTTGACGGCGTAGTACGTCGTTAGCGACTTGGCGAACGCCTCTGCTCCGAGACGTGGCCGGACTTCCGGGCTGGGTAGGCCCGACCAGACTGCTCTGACAAATTCCTTCTCACTTCCAGCGACGACGGAGAAAACAGGAAACTGAAGCATTCGCTTGTGATATCTCCCGTTCAGTGTGGTCTGTAGCTCAGGCGGTAGAGATTCGTACTCCTCGGGAAAGTAAACCTGCACGCCCTGTGGAGACTTGACTGTTACCATCTCGAGCATGTCAGGCCATTCTCGGGTCGGTCCGTAATTCCTGTTGTCGAACCTGGCTACAACAGTAACGCGGTTTGAGGCATCGGTAGATTGACCGAGGCCTTGTCCGCTGCTCTTAACCATTGCTGATCCTCCCCTGGGTTGGGTCGAATGAGGACGGCTTCTCTCACGTGGGGAGACACCTCCTCGAGTTTGTATTTCCAGCCTATCTTGGACGGATCGTCCAGAACGGCTTTGTCAATAGCGGTGAGCGCGCGGGTAGCGAGCTCATTCATCTCCTTGCGCTCACCACGCTCCACCTCGCCCATAAAATCCTTGACTCCGCAGCGAGCCATATGCCGCTGCAGCTTGTCTAGGATGATCTCCCCACCGTAAGCGGTGCGCAAGCGTCGAATCCTTTCCATTGATCCAATATTTGGTGCAGTAAGAGCGCTCCAGTTCCATTCTGGCATGGTGAACTTGGCCAGAGCTGCTTCTTTATTAGGTTGCCTGATTCGCTTCCCGCCTAACAGGCAATAATCCCATCCGTCGAACTTGACATACGCGTCAAAGTCGAACTTGTACATGTGCTGATTAGGCACCGGTGGATGTTCCAATGCAGCTCGATACCGTGCTAAGAAGCCAGCGTCCTTAGTCAAGATGCGAACGTTGTCGCCTCGGTTCTGTATGGCAACTCGAGGGTGAGAGTGCTGCAACATAAGTGAATACTCTCTGATGGCGGAACGAACGTCTCTAGGCAACAGTCCAACAGTCATGAAACGGAGCACCATGTCACTGTTAACGCCCAACTTGTTGACATCGCCGTTGTTCCAGATGCCCGAGCGGTTACCGGGCATCACGCTGTACTGACCGATGTCGAGGAAGTTGCCGAAGCAGATGGCGCCTTTGCCTCCCAGATGATCGTTGGTGACAACCATTGGGGCAAAGTACATGAGCACGGTTGCCCAGGCGAGTACCGAGGGGTAACCAATGGTGCACGCGCCCCGTAGAAATTCCAAGAGGAGCCAGGCTGGTGCGCTGTGGTCACATTCCTTGACGTCGCACGACGCTGAATAAGGGTAGTTATCTTCAAGTCGACTCTGCTGTTCAGAGTCCAGCTCGATGAACGCGTCGTGATGATGGTCTAGTGATGCTTCTCTGATCGGAGCCCACGCTGATTGGCAAAGCCAGTTAACCTCGCCCGGTTGGTTGTAGACCAATCGAGATCGAGCTGAAGCGAATTCGATACCAAACAGCGTTTGAGTGTGGTCGACTTGCTTATAGTATCTGCCCTTGTAGTCGATGGCTGATCTGTTCTTCGGAACCACGCGACCGCCGACCATAACTGCTGAGTCCTGCTGGTACCGACGACCGTCTTTCGACAGGAAGCCGATTCCAAGCTTGCTCAGCTCAAGTAGAGCGTCGTTTGCCGCGGAAGAGCTGCCTTTGATGATGGCGTCAGCCAACTGCCGCATGAGTGGCAGGGCTTTAACTGCATCTCGAACGCCGGCTAGTTTCTCCTCGGATATTTTCGTGAAGCGGAGAGGGCCGGTACTCGTGCCTTTGCGTATGCCAAAGGGCACCTGAAATCTGCCATGGTCGTAAAGCTCCATGAACATGTAGTGAACGACAGCCTCTTGATGGGGTGACATGTTGGGTGAGGGTGTTGCTTCTGCGTTGTCGCCGGAGGGACCGCCCTCGGGCGTCATCTGAATCGTGCACGTTTGAACCTGCGCGTATGAAGGTGCCATCGCGCCGTTCTTGCCACTGATGTCTCTGAAGCCGTGAGCCATTCTCAGCGGAGCAGCGAATGGCTCGAGCTCTTGTCTCAACAAAACAAGGGAGGTTAGATATGTTTTGGTGAGACTCTTCACTGAAGGGTAGATTTCGACCTCTCTCGGGCCGCGAAAAGAGCGGCAGGCTCGGGCGAGGCCCGGATTTTCGGAAAGATACTGTCCGGGAGGCAAGAAGGTGAACGTCCCTCCTCGCTGTCCCGGATATCTAGGCGGTGCCTTCGCCCGAAGTCGGATCAGTGCCAGGAGTCACCCTCGACGGAATGTCTTTCCGTAGTTCGATGCCACGAATGATATCGACCTTTGAGCCACGGTCTAGACGAATCTCGGAAACGTCCATCACCGTAATGGCGATGAAAGCGCCTGCTATTCCGGTCTGCGTGGGATTCAAGGAGAAGATCCGGTCCAGAGCTCGGATCATGGCAAGGTCACGCGGCAGCGTGCCGATGTTGACGAGGTGCTTCGCGATGGCGTCGGCGAGCGACGGAGCTTCTGACGTGATGCTATTTCCTCTTGTTTCGGGTTGACCGATAAGGGTCGGCGTCGCCGTCGAAATAATGTCACGCCTGGCGGGAAAGATGATCCCGGCCCGGAGTGACTGCAGCGTTTCGTCGAGTGGGATGGTGGAAGCGTGGTTGCGAGAGAGAGCGGTCCTGATCTGGTTGAAGCCATTCGGAACGTCGCGGAGCCACTCTCGTGGCACCCAGGGTTCCTTGCGCTTGTCCGGTTCGCAGGGTGAATAACCGGGACAGCGAGCCAGCTTATCGAGCAACTGCTTGGACCGGCTCATGGCCTGACCCTTTCCACTGATGATCTGCTCGAGCAGGTCAGGAGCGATCCAGACATGAGGCAAATGTCCAGGAAGCTCTTTATAGCCGCAGGGAATCCACTCGTCATTCGCCAGTTTGGGAATGAGCTTGACATGCATGGATACCGCCGCAGGGCACCTTGGAAAGGCGTCGTCTACATCGCCGCCAAGCGCTTGTCGCAGGTCGGTGACGTGCAGCACACGATCTTCGCGAGTCGGAGACTCGCTGGGTTTTCCGTCATTAGGCTTCATCGAGGGCATCTCCGTGTAAGAAGACGAGGCAGGAAAGCTCGTCGTCGATGTTTGAAAGCTCGCACGCCAGCCGGTAGAGCTGGAGCGTCGAAACGTTGGGCTGATCGATCATGTCCTGGACTTCGGCGCGACGCGCAAGGAGCGCGTCCCGCCTCTCACTGGCCGTTCGGTCCATCAGGAACCTCCTTCCAGATTAACCACTTTGGGTACTTCTGTCTCAATTTCGATCCGTAGTCTTGAAGCCACCGATCGAAAGAAAAAGTCGACTGCCGTTTGGTGGCGCGAGAGATGAACTCGGCTTTGGTCTCCTCTTCCTCTGGCAGAATTCGGAAGACAGAGCCTTTGTCACTCAACCGGCGTCTCGTTGTCGTGCGGGGGAAGAGCCAGAGTAGCGGGAGCGATTGCATCGATGCCGCTTCGCTCCCGAATCTGCTTCAACGTGTTCCAGTGCCCGTCGTTGACGACGCTCGATCCGATAACGAGATCGATGGCAGAGTTCAACGTTTTGAGTCGAAGTCGGCAGAGCTCGCCTTCTCTGTCTGTATCTCGAGCGAATTCCGCGATCCGCTCGAGTCGGCGCATCTCGGCAAGAACGTGTGTGAGCTCCTTCGCAAGCCTGTCCTCTGGTAGAGAGGACCTGATTGCACGCAGCTGGGCGTTCGGAATGCGGTTCGGCTGGGGACGCGCAGCAGTGGTCGGCACTCGGTCAGACATGGTGAAACTCCTTAACAGGTTTGGTTGTGGGTGAAGCTGAGTCGGAGAGAATCCGTGATGTCGAAGTGCTCGCCGTATCTTTCCTTTCTCATAGCGACGTGAACGAAGCAGTGATCACCGACGTAACCGATGGCGTCGCCGTGGGTGACATGCATCCCAGGGGCGACAAGAACCGCACCCAAGTCGCAATACACCTGGGTGTATCGCTGACCATTCTGTTCGCAGCTTATGGTCACGACATGGCCGCCTATCCCAGGATCGTTCGCGCAAACATCGCCTTCGAGCATGGGATAGACAGGCTGGCCGGCGTAACCAGCCGCAATGTCAACGCCTTGATGAGCATGTGTCTGAGC